GTACTAATTCTTGATTTTCTACAAACTTTTTGCCTAAAGCATTTGCAAACTGATTCATTTACTTTCCTTATGGATGTTTTGATTTATATTTTTCTAGGGCTGATCCTAGCTCTGTTCCCAAATTATCTAAAATTGCAACAGATGTGTTTTCTAATGCTGGGCGCAAATATGGTCTTGGGGCTTCTTTATGCGTTCCAAACTCCGTAAACATGGCACGGCCATCGCTTTCAATACCAATTTGTTTAATGTTAGATTTGGTATTGTGCAAATTAAAGAATGATTTTTTCTTTAGTTTATTGCCTGGTGCGGTGCTTACACGCCCAATAACGATTTCGCCAGGGCTGTAATATTTAGAATTGCGGTCTTTAGAATTAGGCTTTCTGGCTTCAATTTGAAGGGATGCCCTTAATGCGCCAGTATCTAAACCGTGTCCAGGCTCTAATAACGCTTTAGCCGTAGATAAAGTTGGCCGCAATGAATGTCTAATTGCGCTAACCAATATGGTCTTTGAATCTTTAGGGCCAAAATCATCTTGGATTTCATTTACCAAGTCGGTAAATTCTTCCCAACCTTCAAAGTCAATTTTGACCGTACTCATTTTGAAGGTTTGATAAGATTATTAAATATAGAATTGTTTAAGTTTTTAACGAACCCAGTAATTTCATCTGGGGACATTGTGTCTGCATGGCGGGCCGCAATCTCATAAGCCAGATTGATTCCCATTACTTTTTGTTGTTGAAAACCAAACCAATCCTTAACTCCAGAATCGGCTTGGTTTACCAGGTAACTAAAATAATTTGCTAAGTCTGCGTTATCTTTTATTGTAGGCATTTTATTAAGTATTGTTTGACCAACCGTATTGGTTGCCACGGGGGTGGATAGTAAATGTGCATTTAGCTTCTGCGTTAGGTGCAGTATCAATGGTGAACTCTGATACACGGCCATTAAAGGCGTATGCAACAGTATTAGCACCATCAACAGCGGCAATAACGAAAGTACGATCAATGATTCCGCTGTAAGCATCGCCACGCATTAACAACAAACCAGCATCGGAAGGATTCCATGCGGCAACGATTGTTAAAGAAGTTGGTTTGCTTTGTGTTGGGATTACATCAGATTGACGGCTACCAGCAACATAGAAGTTTGCAGATGCGTCATCTTGACCAAACTTAGGGATAGCTTCAACATTTAGAATTTCGCCAGTAGAGCCAGTACCGTTAGCAACAGTACCAACAATAGAAGCAACTTCACCAGTCCAAGTAGATAATTGGGTAGTTGTTAAAGGTGTTGGAGTTGCGCCAGTCTGACACCATAACGATGCCGAAAACCCAGGTAATACTTGATTTGGAAGTGCCATTTTAAAAATTCCTTAAATAAAAGTTAATCAATTTATATTATGTTGGAATGTATAAAGTGCAATCCATAATAATATGATGCAAGTTTATCGTATTATCGTATGTATTATACAACCAATCTACATCGGCTTTTGATATTTGAAATCCGCTACTGCCACCAAAAAGGCCGTTGTAACCATGCAATGATTGTAATATGGAATTGCTTATATTGAAAGCATCATTCATATCTTGGGCAAAGACATTAATTTGAAATATAGGCTTGTCAATACCCTTGTTATTCTGATTCTGGCCAGTATAAACAGGCTGATGAACATTCCTTAATTGCCAAGTAATAAACTTAGGCTGGCTAGCAAAATTACGGTTGAAATTGGCATAAACAGGCACAGGAGTAACAATAGCGGCCAGTTGATATTGGATGGCTTTTGCATAATTAAGCGGATTCTGCTGGCTCATACTTGTGTGTTTGGATCGTTACGATAGCAAGTGAAAGTAATATTCATTTTATCGTTACTTTCATTGACATCCATTATTCTAAAATCATGCCCACGCCAATTAAACGCATAGCCAACTTGGTTTTCAGACATTTGCAAAGTATTTGGGGTGTAATTTAATACAAATTTAACCAAATCCGCATAAACACGATCTTCTTTGGTAATGCTCAAATTATTATGAACATCCATTACTCTGGCACGGGTTTTAAACCATAAGGTAATTGCGGTTGTGGTTTGTCCAATGCTATCTGTGGATATAGCAACATTATTCACATCCACATTTTCATAGCGGACAATAGCCATTACAACACCAGCGGTTTATAGGGTCTGAGTAATTGCTCTACGCCATAAGGGATTTTGTTCATAACCCCATTAAAGGTATCGCTACGATTGTTATAAAGATGGGTTAGCATCATCAAACCAGCTTGTTTAATGACGGGATATTGAGCATATGGGCTAGCACCAGTTGTATAAGTAACCACAATTGGGTTAGCAATAAAAGTGCTAATTTCGCTTGGTAGGCTATTTACAATAACTTGATTGCCCGTTGGATCATAAAAATAAGCCGATGGGTCAAGCAAAGTAAAGGTTGCTGGCGTATTGCCATTGTAATAACCAACCGAATTAATGACTGTTCCAGCATTGCCTTGATTGGCTTGGCTGACATTAGGCAAATCCAACTGAATTTGTGTGCCACTCATGCCATTCCAAGCCCCATAGTAGACTTTATAGCTAATAGGGAATATGGACATACCAAGATAATCCTCGATGGCCATACGGGTCGCTAATTCAAGCCCAGTAAGGTAATCATCTTGGCTGGTATCGCCAAACAAGTTTAGCTGTTGGGTGATCTGATCCAAAGTAAGCCATTGCGTTTGCAAATCACGGCTTGTTTGCTCTATCTTTTCATAGCTAAAGGGGTTACGGGCTGTACCTAAATACGGCCCGTTTGTATAACTATCTAATGGCATATTGGCCTTATGATTCTAAACGGACACCAGCGAATACATCACGAATTGTAGAACATACCCGTTTTTCAGCATACAGGGTTACTGTACCTGGCTGAGTTTGCTCTAAACGCTGGATGCTAAATTCTTCGTGATCCACGATAGTTACAAACTTATCCCAGTTTGCCAAATAGATTGGGAAATTGCCACTACCAACCACTTGCATATATGGGTTAGGAATGACTGGGAAACCAAATACATGAGCCACAGCACCGCCATCGGAATCGCCAACTTCAACAAATAATGGCTGGCCAGTAGAACTGGTTAATTCACGCAATGCCAAAATGGTATTTGGGTGCATATGCCATGAAGTGCCTGGCAAACTCCAGTATTGGGCTGGTAATGCAGATGCTAGGGATGCAATATCGTTATAAACGATTGTGCCGCCAGTAGCGGTGCTAACAGTTTTAACTGTATGCAAACCGTTGGTTGCGCCAGAACCGCTTGTGCCAAATGCGGCTGTTGAGCCACTTGGATAGTAATTTAAACCACGCAAACCGTTGGTTGCGCCAGTTGATGTAGTGCCAGAACCAGCTTGATCGTTATTTTGGATCATTGACAATGCTTCTTGTTGGCTAAATTCCAACATTAAATCGCCAACAACGGCTGGATCAAGGTTGTTAATGTCATCCATTGCGGCAGTACGAATTGGCAACTGCGCTGTAATGGCTTGTAAAGGTAATTGCCAGAATGATGTAGCAATGTTTGGAGTACCAGTATTCACATTAACTGGATAACCCCAGGGATTTGTAGGATTGGTTGCGTTACCCGTTTTAACAACAAACGCTTCATTAGAACCAATCGTAGTAATTTCTCGGCTTGCCATACGCAATGGGTTAGCCATACGCAATGATGCAAACGCATCATCATAAATAACACGACCACCAACCCCAGAACCCGAACCAGTAAGGGCTGATGCTTCTTTTAAGTTTACCTTTACCGAATCACCGTTTTTATCGGTAAGTGCGGATTTGATTGCTTCTAGGATTAGTTCATTTTTCATATATAGTCCAAAAGATTAGGGTGGGGGCGGCTTTTGACCGCCCCGCCTTTACTACATTATTACGCTGTTGCTGTTCCAGTAGAACGGTAAGCGATGATAGCAAGTGGGTCTACATTTGATGTAGCCAAACGCTTCTCACCGAAGAAGGTGATGTAACCAGGCAATGTCTGGTCATATCTACGCAATACCATATTCAAACGATCAACAATGGTGTGGCCACGCTGGAAATCACCAAAATACATTGGGAATAAATTAGCGGCTGTATTACCAGAGAATTCGCTTGGATTATCTACATACTTATTAACTACAACATCAAAGCCAAGCATACGGCCTACGATGCCATCAGCATCGCCTGGGTGCATCCGTTCAAAAATTGGTGTGCCGTTAGCATCTTTCAAGCCACGAATTTGTGCCAAGAAGATTGGGTTTACCAAGAATTTAGCGGTTGGAGTCCAGTATTGTTGTGGCAGATTGTAGATGAAGTTAATGATGTCTTGATAAGTTACATTAGCCGCACCAACAACATTGCCGTTAGTAGTAATCTGGTCATAAACAGCCAAGCTGTTCAAACCGTTGCTAGTAGCAACACCAGAAGTACCGAAAGCACCAACAGTAATTGTACCGCCAGTATAAGTGCCATTAGCACCATAGTTAGCGTATTGATTCAAACCACGCAAACCTTGTGTTCCACCGTATGTATTTGGGGAATCGGTTTGATCGTTGTTCTTAATCATGGACAAGCCTTCTTGCTGGCTAAATTCCATCAACATATCATCAACCACATTGGCTTCTAAACCATCGATGTCATCAAGAGCCGCAGTACGGATTGGGAACTGGACATTCAAATCTTGTAACACTAATTGCCAAATGTTAGTAGATTCAGTTGTTGGGTTTGGGCCACTTGAAGTGTTGTTATTAATTGGATAACCCCAAAAAGCACCAGCATTACCAGTTTTTGCACGGAACTGATAGGTAGAACCATCAGTTGTAACATTACGGGAAAGGCCACGCATAGGGTTAATCAAACGCAATGTGTGGAATACAGGATCATAGGCTGTACGACCACCGATGTTGTAACCGCCACCAGTCAAAGATGAACTCTCGGTTAAGTATGCTTGATATTGTGATTCATCTTCAAACATCTTGAGTTCTTTTTCCATTGAACCTTTTTTAGCAAACTTTTTGAGTTGCTCACGAACCATACGGTTTACATCTTCTTTAACCGATTTGGCTGGCTTGATGATGGAAGGTGCAGAATTGATTTCTGAAACACGGGCTTCGATAGTAGCCAATTTTTCAGCCATTTCAGCTTTAACAGCTTCAACAGCCGCTACAGCTTCAGTTTTTACTTCTTGAATCTTAGATTCATTTGATGCTTCGATAGCATCTAATTTTTCAATGATTTGTTGGGACATGATTTTTCCTTATTTAATGCGCTTAGATAATGCTTTCAGCAAATCCCGTTCTTCTAATGCCTTTAGGATTGCATCGGCTTCGTTTACCACCGCTTCAAGATCGCCTTGTTGTGGGGCTTCCTTAACTTCAACCTGAACAGCATCACGCCCTTCAAGCATCTTTTTAAGGATTGAAGATGCGGTGGTCGCATCTTTACGGGACAACCCAGCTTCACGCAAGGTTTTCTCGATATTTCTTGGATTTGGATGCCCTTCAGCATCAAAATACTCTAACTTTTGAATTTCTGCGGCTGGATTATTTGGGTACATAACCACAGACACTTCACGCAAACCGCCTTTGGTGATTTGGAAATAGGCTTCTTCGTCATCATCGTTATCGTCATCCATTGGGTTGCCATCGCAGTCTACATAACAGGCTTCGTCTGCATATGCACCAACTGATACGCCACCAAACAGATTTGGGGATGATTTAAGAACTTCGTAAAGATCAGAACCAGCAGAAGTGTTCATAAAAAGGTTGCCTTTTGCAACCATTCCATCTTTATCAAAATTAAATTCTGTCCATTGACCGACTGGCATACCCATGTCGTTATGGTTCAAAAACATTGGAAGGGGTTTGCCTTCGGATTTGAATTGTTCAGCCCATTCGGAAAAACCTTCTGGCTGGTAGTTAAATTTTCTACCGTCTGCGCCTTCCCGTGTTCCCCATGTAGTTACACGGGCTTGCATTGCACCGCTAGGAGTTTGGGATTCTTTGCCTGATTTTTCTAGGCTTAGTTGTGCTTCGCAAACTAGGGTTAGATTCTGATTCATTGATTATCCCATTCTTAATCGAAAGATTTATGTCGTATATTATATGGGATTTTTTAGATTTTACTGGTAGTTTAACACTATTAGTTTTAATCTGCGAATCAAGTTTTATCATGTTTTACCAATATTCATTTTCTTGGTTTGATTACCGCCACCGCCACCAGTATCTTGTGGTGAAGTGCCAGGTATGATTTTAGCAGTCTTGGTTGTTACTGGAATATCTGTTGATGATATTTTTTGCGTATTAACGCCTAATAATTCATCGCCACCATCAATTTGAGCAATGTTTAAATATTGGCGGGCTTCGTTTGGTGTCAAAATGCCACCAGCAACGCCAGCATTAACAAAGTTCATTTGATCTAATGCCGCACCCTTCAAGAAATCCTTAGTATCAAAACGGATAGCAAGGTTTGGATAACCTTTTAATAATCCCATTTTGAATTTTTGCTCAATATTAATAATCATTGGGTACATTGTGGTTTTATAGAATTCATCCAACAATGTTTGAGTATTATTATATTTGCCCATTTCTAAACCTAGCAATTGTGCTGGTACACCAAATAGGGCGCATATGCGTTTAGTAGTTTGGTCTTTTAATTTGCTGGCTTCCGCATCTTGCAAAGTAAGCATATGAACAGGGGTGTAAGTCATGCCCTGATCTAGCAACATACCCTGACCAGGCTTGCTTAAATCGGTTGGTCGGCTACCAGTCATGCTTGACCATGCTTCTTTTAGTCTGGCCGCAATTTCTTTAAACTTGGTATCTGGAATAACTTGAGTTGTGCTAAAAATTCCCGATGGTTTTGCACCGTTTTGCATGACATAGTTAGCATACAAATCAATGTCGGTATCAAGGGCCACTAATTCCGTTGCCAAAATACCTTTATTGAAACCAGCAGAACCTTGCCACGGGGCTTCCGTGCAATGGATCACTTGATAAGATGCCAATGGCTCATCTTTATTAAATCCGTATGTTGGGGTCGATACCCGATAGGTTGGGTAACGGGCTGGGCTGGCCTGAACCGTGATTAGCGTTGAATCAAGGTTATAAAGTTCAATTGGCGTTTGATTTGGGTCTTTTTGGTCTTTGCGATACAGCAATGTGAACACTTCAC